AATTGCATCTTCCTCTTCTTCAAAATTCATATATTCAGCTGTAGTTACTTTATAAGCATTAAGAGTAATTTCTTTTAGCTGATGTGTAGATGGTGAATTAGCACCTGAAGATGTAGTTGTACCAAATTGAGCATTAGTAACCCACTGTGCAAAACCAGATTCTGGATTTACAGGTAAAGTCATAACGTTTGTGGGCATTTGAATTTGGCGGAAAATAGGAGCCATTACTAGACGGCGGCGAATTTCCGTTTCCATATTCTTAGAAACTTCTAATTCCCATGTAGCAGATGCAACGTGAGGGCCAGCTTTTTCAATAAGAGCAGCACCATACTTAGTATCTTGGATACTTTTACCAAGAATTTTAGCAGCAAGAACTGCCTTTTCACGATCTTCATAAGAAACAGTTTCAGCACTCTTATCACTGAAATTCATTTTGCTCTTCTGAATAGCTTCAAGTTCAGTGGCCTTCTCTTTAAGAGCAGCCTCAAGACCTTCAATGGCCTTTTTACCAGATTCAGCTTGTTCAGCAATACGCTTTTCAACTTCAGCTAGAAGCTCTTCTGCACCTGATTTTTGAGTTTGGATGGCTGATTTAACAGCGGCATCAATTTCTGCTTTACGTTTGGCTTCAGCTTCTACAGCAGCCTTTTCAGCAGCTTGTTTCTCTTCTAGTGCCTTAGTTGCGGCAGCTGCGGCATCGGCCGCTGTCTTAGCAAGAAGTTGTTCAAGTTCTTTTGGATCCATATTCCATTCCTTATTAGTTATGCCAGGCTTTTGCGAAGCAGAATTACCTAACTCTTTAGTTGGTTCTTTCTTTTCTGCAAATTGGCTTTTAAAATTATTATATTCCGTGTCATTTTCAAATGACTTGGAAAGGTTAAATAAACTATCTTGATTCATTGGTACCGATACTACTGATACTTCAAGTAACTCAAGTTCCTTGATTATAAATAGATCTGTGATTGAATCATATGTGGCATCTTTAACAATAAAGCCTACGCTAAATGCGGTTAGAATACCATCTTTTATTAACTTAAAAACGCTTTCAGCTGCTGCTGAAATACGTGCTTTAATCCATAAACCTTGATCTTCTATTTTGTGCTCAACCATCTTACCGATAGGCTCACTATGATTATGATGAGCTAAAATAATAGGATTTTTGAGATAGTTACTAAGAGCTTTTTCCCAGGCTGTCTTAGGAATAATATCCCCAGTACGGTCTACGGTAGTACAATTAGCATAGCCTTCAATGTAAATGGAATCATCTTCACTGTTAGCACTTTTAGTAAATAGTTGATCTAGATAAAGGACCTTATCTTTAATTGTCATAAGACTCCTTATGCTTTTGGCTTAGGAGGAGCACCTCCTTCACTTGGGTTAGCAGCTGATCCTGCTATGTTTGCCGGAATCCTAAGGTCATCATTGCCAGCTATAGGTGCATAACGTAACTCAACTCTTGCCTCATTGGGTGTAATTACTCCACCATTTACTAAGGTAGTATGATAAGATGCTATGTCCTTCATATCTGGTTGAAGGGCTGAGACCGTAGAAGTTATTATTTCTACATCATATCCGAAGTATCTTTCAACTCCAGATACAAATTTTTTAACTAAAGGTAGGACAGTTTCTAAATAAAATAGTCTTAAATTAGGAGTAATATTTGCATTATTACCTCCGTCGATAAGAACTTCTGGAACACCTAAAGCCATTAATATTTTAGTATTATGAGTTTTGATTGAATTATCAAAATCCATATCTTTAAAATTCGTATCACCAATACTCTTTAGTTTTAATCCACTATCAAGAATCATTGGGCGTTTTGCACCATTTTTAACTGAATACTTTTGCATCCAGTTCATAATTGTTCTATCTTTAGCAGTTTGACTAAGAGTATTTTCGGTTTCAATAACAATTCCAGCAATTGCTCCATTATCGAAGAATTGATCTTGGAATGTTTGCATTTTATAAAGTGTATTAATTGTACGAGTAGCAGAAGCTAATCTACTTCCACCACGATAAATCGAACTACTACTTACATCTTTAATATGAATTATTTCATCAGCTTTAAAATTAGTAATTCCATTATATTTATACCCTTTTACAAAAGTTTTAGGGTCTGGAAGTACTTCCATATTTATGGCTGGTAGATGGTACATAAATACACCATCAAAATATATAAAACAATTGCCTTCTAAAACCAAATCAGTAAAAATGTTAGTTCTGAATTCCTGAGCAGACTGATATGGATTAGGTTTAAAATTCAATAGATTATTGAGAGATTTTTGTCTAATTCCACCAATTATACCTTCTGTTACTTTATCTTTAATATCATAATCTAAACTAGCTGCTCCAGATACTATTAAATTTACACCGCGACTAACTGTTTCTATTTTATCAAATGCTTGACTATATGTTATGGAAGCAGTTGTACTAATTGAGCTACCATAATCCTCTGCTATTCTTTCTTGCGCGGGGTTTTCTTTTTCTCTAGAAAACCATTTTAATGGATTAAACCCCATAATGTTCCTTATAAGAACTTGCTAAAGATTCCTACTGGTTTTTCAACCTCTAGTCCTAACGCTTTAGCTTTTTGCTTTTCAATCCATCGATTCTGTTTTTGTGCAGTATGTAGAAGAGGTTTAATGCCGAATATTTTATGTAGCATCTGATGATGCTTATTACATAAAGTAAATACCTCATCATATATCTCAGAACGATGACTATCTATGAACTCATCACGTACTGCAAGAATACCGGCATCAGTAGAAATATCATAACCTTTTTCTTTTGCCCAATTATCAAGAAGTATTGTTAATGATGAAGTATGATGAAGCTCCAGCTCTTCAGTAGAACCGCAGATGTGGCATTCACCCTGCTTTTCATACGCGCTTTTAGCTCTATCTCTTACATGTTTAACTGCAAGCCTCTTGTTTCCAGTATTTGCTGCCATTCGTGTGATTCCAAATTTTTTTACATACAAATTTAATTATAGGGGTATTATATCACCTAGGGTAGCTAATGTCAATGATAAAATTTTTGTAGCAGTAAATATTACATGTTATGATATCGTAGATAATAAAAAAGCCCCAATTAAGGGGCTTTTATTTACTTTTTAGGTGGTTTCTTGCCGGGCTTTTTACATCCTTTATCAATAAGTTTGCCTCTACCAACTGAACCACTATTTGCTGCAGCCATACTACCATCTCCCAAATAAATAATCAAAAAATCCTCTGTTTCTGAGTTTGCTGTTCTCTTCTTTTAGTTTGGTAATCTTTTCCTTATACTCTATTATTTCATACTCCGCCTCTTCCAAAGCAGTGCCTTCTTTTATACTCTCTATATCATTTTTTAAGGATTCGATTTCTTCAGCTTGATCCGACATCTTGGTTATATGTTCCCACATACTCATTGTAAGGTATTCGGGATTTAGAGAAACACTGGAAGGAATATTAACTGGATTAGGGCATGTAGTATTTAAGCATTTACTATCATTAAAGTTACCATTAATATAGTAAGATTCCCATACATCAATATGATCTTCGTGACAAACTAATACTACTTTACACGCGGGCTCTCCACATCGTTCATATGCGGCCTGCATAGCTGCTGCGGCAGTACCTTTGCCGAATTTGGTGAAGTGTTCTTTCCAGCGGCGTTCAATATCGTTGCTCTTTCCAACATAGAAAGATCCGTCGCTAAAAGATAATTGGTATATTCCTGATGTCATGGTGGTAATAAAAAATTTGATTGACAATGATGATGCTTTTTGCTATAATATAATTTTAAATAATCGATGAAATAATTATGGCATATAAAAAAACTACTTCTGAATTTAAAGAAGAAATTGCAATTAAGTACCCAGAATTAATAGTACTTGGAGAATATACTGGTGCAGCTAAGAAAATTTTAGTAGGGTGCATTAATGGACATAGCTGGGAAGTTTATCCTACTAATTTGTTAACACACGGTACGGGATCTCGTTGTAGGGTGTGCGAAAAAAGAGTTAATACCAGAATAATATGGACAAAAACTAATGTGGATAAATTAAAGGAACTAGTATCTTCGGGAGTTCCAACAGAAGAAATAGTACAATATTTTAATTCCACTAAAACAGCTATTGATAGTGCTTGCGCGTCTTTTGGTATAGTTAGAGATAGATTTCTATCTCATACTATACATAAGGTACATAAGTTAATTAAAGAACTTAATTATACTTTAGTATCCATAGGAAAAACTAGCTATGAGAATATAACATATATATGTAATAATGGGCACACACATACTCAAAATATTAGCAATTTTTTAAGAGGGCACTATTGTCCTAAGTGTGATAATAGTACCAGTAATAGCGAAAAAGAAATTGTAGAATTTATTAAAAATAATTACGATGGTTGGATTATTGAGAATGATAGATCTATATTAGGTGGAAGAGAATTAGATATTGTATTACCAGATCTTGGTTTAGCTTTTGAGTATAATGGTATATACTGGCATAGTGAAAAACATGTAGATAAACAGTACCATGCAGATAAAAGTAATCAAGTAAATGACTTTGAATACCAATTAATACACATATATGAGGATGATTGGCTAAATAAAAAAGAACTAATCCAATCTAAGATACTATCCCTATTAGGAAAGTCTTATAAAATTCCAGCTAGAAAATGTCTTATAAAAGAAATATCTTATCCTAAAGAGTTCTTAAATGATAATCATTTGCAAGGTACTGGTTCACCCACTAAATATAACTATGGTTTATATTATAATGAGGAATTAGTAGCCGTAATGACTTTTGGTAAGCCAAGATTTAATACTCAATATGATTTCGAACTTATTAGATATTGTTCATTATCTGGAATTACTGTAGTAGGTGGTGCTTCTAAGCTTTTAAAGTATTTTCGTACTAATAACTCAGGATCTATTATTAGTTACTCTAATAGATCCTGGTCAAATGGGAAACTTTATAAGATTTTAGGTTTTAAATACTCTCATACATCTGAGCCCAACTACAAGTACTATAAAAAGCTAAATAGTTTAACTAGGTATGAGTGCCAGAAGCATAAACTTAAAACCCTATTTCCAAATACTTATAAAGATGAATTAACAGAGCGAGAAATAATGAATCTAGAAGGGTATTATGCTGTTTATGATTCTGGTAATGATGTTTGGGTTTTAGACAACAAATGAATATAAGGCATAACGCATAGCATCAGCAATGTGTGATGCTTCATTATGTAGGGGTTTCTCTGTAGTAAGTGTTTCTCGATCATCCCATTGGTATTGATCCATTGAATCAATTACCCAGCTGCAATGACGTAAGATTTTTAATCTATCTTGTTGTACAATAGTTTGGCAAAATGCAATACCTTCTAGGACTTGTTTCTTAGCTTTAATGGTTGCTATATTATACATATAAGCTAAGTCAGCCCCGAACTGTGCCGCTGCTGAGTCAATGAAGATAGAGTCAATTCCCCATTTATCAATTAATTCCTGTATTTTAGCAGCATGCTTCGAGGTGGAAGCCTCCGCTTCGAGGTAGTCGTCAACTACATAATACCAGTCGTTTTCTAGATCATAAGCAAAAACAACGAATGCTGTTGGATCTTTATACCCAGGGTCTAAGCCGGCGAAGAACTCGTAATTACCTTCTGGTAAAGACTCTATTATGTTTTCTTCTGTTAATTGGTAAATTTGTCCTTCGAAAGAATTAAATGAAGCTAGGTATTCTTGTTCGAACTCTAAGGCGCTCATAGCCTTACGTGCCTCATTAACGTCGTCAGCGGACATTCTAGTATTCTCTGTCCAGTCAGCTGTTATAGAAATCCATTGTGGAAACTCTGGCGTGAATCCACGTGCGTAAAATCGGCTAAACCAGTTTTTCTTACCACGAGGTGTTGAGATAAAGATAACTTTTGATCCAAGTTTGTCCAAGGTAGGACGCAATGCTACGTTGAAAGCAGCCTCCCCTTCTTTTGATAGTGCAGCTTCATCAAATACAATCAAGTCATAACTACGTCCAACACATGAATCAACTTGTGAAATTGAACCCATTCTTATAGTAGAACCATTCGACAACTCTAGAATACGATCTTTAATATTATCTCGTTCTAACTCTAAATCAAACGTCTGTACTAACTTACGCTGAAGCTCGAAACTGATGCTAGACAAAGCATAGTTAGGAGACATAATTAGAATATTACAGTTAGGTACTAAAACTACCATTTGGGCTACAATATTTGCTATATAGGTTTTACCTAGACGGCGAGATAGAGCTGCACATACGAATCTAAATCGAGGATCATTAATTGCGTTGATTAGTGCAATTTGAGGTCCATTTAAGCCTTCAAATACAGTTCCACCATTAGGTGCTGGTAGTAGTTTTAAATAGTTTTCTATTGGAAGTTTTAGAAATCGAGAATTACCATAATCAGTTATTTCTGTACTGCTAATTCCGTCACGTGAGATTGTAAGCATTCTTCAACCCTATCAAATACAGTCTCCCATGACTGCGGATTATTAAATATTTTCATCTTAGGATACCATACTGAATGGCCAAAATCAGAATTAACAGTACCCCATCTAAAATCTGTTTCTTTATAAGGCTGCAATAACCACCCCACCCTATCAAGGCTACCAACTAGATGCATTACCGACGTATCAATGCCAATAACGAGATCAAGTCCATTAATGTATTTCGCGGTATCTGACCACGAGCTAATATCCAGTCCCCTAACAACGCCGTCCCCGCGGAAACCCGGCTGCAAAGAATAAAGATTACCATATTTAGCAAGGCGATGAAACCGGCGAATGTCCACAGAACGATATTTATCATTAGCATGGGAAGCATTACCAGACCATACAATACCAATATTAAAACCTGGACCAAAATCAAAACTCCCAAAACGACCAACTAACCAATCAGCAGGTGGAATATAATCGAAATGTTCCCCTAAACTACAAACGGGATAAGCTACAGAGGCATCTGTATGTATAGCATCAGGTACTGGATTATACTCTAAAAATAAATCATATAAATTAACATCAACTTGTACATATACTTTTTTGAATTTCTTTTCTAGCTCTGGCAGGTACCTACCCCACATGATATTGTCTCCAATACCTTGTTCTGTTAATACTATAATGGATTCACCAGAAGAAATACCATCCCAATATAGAAGATCTTCTTTTTTATTCTTCATTTTAATGGGTTTAGATTTGAGAAATCTAGCTCTATACATTTCCCAGGCAGGGCCAAATCCTTCACCAGTAGATGAAGCAATTCTAAGATGGGCAGTACTACAATTCCACCAGGCATCCCATGATTTTGGATTTAATTTAATTGCTTTAGTATAACATTCTATAGCGCGAGTGTCATTACCATATATATAATAAGCTAAACCTAAGTTATTTAAGGCTTGGCAATCAGTTTGTTGAGGGTCATTATAAGCACTATCACATTTTAAGGCAGCATTGTAGCAAGAAAACATTAATTTATCTTGTCCTAAGGCTCTATATGTAACTCCTAGATTATTATATACTTCTTTAGTAGGGTGTTTTAATTTCTTAAATATTTGTAAAGCTTTTTTATAGTTATTTTTTTCTAGATATGTTACTCCGCGATTGTATTCATGTAGTTCTGAGTATATGTCTATCAATTTCCTGCTCCGATTAGTTTCTGTAGTAATGCTCCATATTTGGTACCATCATTACCAAGGTCATTAATTTGAACATTAGTCTGGGTTTTGACCTGTGGGTTGCGAATTTTTTCAAGTTGAATTTGACGATCTAGTGCATCCATAGTCATCTTATGAGATAGTGCGAGAATATCCATAATATCTTTAGATGACCCAATTTCTGCCTCGTCGAGTTCTTGTAATTTCTTACGAATAATCGTATCCATTACTTCTCTGAGAAGGAATCTGTTATTAAATCCGGTATCAAGAAATACTGTATCTATATATGCTCTTACCTCTCTGCGATCTAGAATATCCGAAACCATATCTTGCGGAAATCCCAATACTTCAGATACTTTCTGTAAGGATTGGTGCTCTAGATATGCATTAGCAATTTCCAAAGATTCTGGTGATATCGCTAATGCTTGGGCAGGAGATTTTGTAGGTAAATTATTCATATTTGAAGCATTCCATTTTTAACGAATTGATTAATTATACCATTTTGGGGAAGTAAAGTCAAGTTAAAAATTTTTGAGTGTTGACTTTTGTGTTTTTATTTGATATAATTTAAACAATCTTGGCAAATTCACCGTGTATTTCTAATGCTTTTTTATCATAGGCATTTTTTGCTTCTTCTATTGTTAAATAGGATCCAAGTGAATAAGTTTTTCCTTTATGTGTTAATCTAGCTCTATATGTATTACCTGTTTTAACTACTCCCTTAGGTAACCCACTAGTTTTAACTCTAGCAATAGAATTTGCATTATTTTGAATTCTTGTGGCTAATCTTAAATTATTAATTTTATTATTTTGCTTATTACCATCAATATGATCTATTAACATACCCTCTGGAATTTCACCAAAATGTAACATCCATATTATTCTGTGTGCTCTATATTCTTTTCCATTTGTTCCTCGTACTCTAATATACCCTTCATCATTTGGCCTACCAACTTGTTTATTTGTTTTAATACTAATTAAGTATCCATCTTCATGGTATTTATACTTGCTAATTAAGAATTCAATTTCTGTCATTTTATTCTCCAAAAATTATATTATAGCAAATTTAATAAATATTGTCAAATTTATTTTTTAGTAGCCCTTTATTTAGTCAATTATACACCCTTTTCTCTTTTGAAATTTTTACCCTCTCGGACGCGTGGAGGTGGGCCATGGTGTGGCACGGTTTTTGCTAGTTTAATAACCCCCCAGGGTATGGTCTGTTACAATTTGTTACACTTTTTTACTTTACACTTAGAACATAGTTAATTAAAATTCATAGCATCAAAAGGAGATAGAAATGACTGAAAAGTTTTTTATGGTAGAATTTGGCGATGGTGAATTTAGCCGAGTTTGCGCTGACATTGAACAGGCCGAAGAAGAAGCGCTAGAATGGTTAAAAGGGGATGATTTTAACGATAGACGAGAGCTTACTATTTATGAAGTAAAGCCTGTCGCCGTTACTAAACTCATTGTGGCGAACGGAACTAAAATGCTTGGAAGCGACGAGCTTCTTAACTCTCACCTAATTGGGGAATGATATGGAAGAAAGAATTTATATCCATATTCCAGAAATTATTATTCTGGGACTACTTGTGATTTTCTTCCTCTAGCCAACAAAAAACCTCTTTTGAAATCAAAAGAGGTTGGCGCCAAAATTATACTCTCGTTGTAGCCAATGTCAAGGGTTAAATTGTAACAAAATGTAACGATGAAAAAATATCTTGACCTAATAAAAAATATGCCTATAATATGAAAGCATAGAACAACGAGACAAGGGTAAAGATCGTGGCATACGTTTTACTAACCTCTTCCGAATCAAAATTAAGCAGGGTTGTTTTTAAGAATCTTGCTCCCGAAACTGCTAAGATTGTCGCGGATCATATGAACCGTTTGAGCGATAAGGCAGCAAAGCAAACTGGAAATACTATTAAATTGGTTTATCGCGTGATAGGAAAATAAAATGAAATACGATATTCCGGCACTAACAGCATGGGCAACAAAAAGCGCAGCGCAATTTTGGGTATATGCCAAAAAAGAATTTGCTAAGATCAATTATGATATTGGCAACATGCCCGCCATTGTTATGAATTCTCGCCTTACTGCTACTGCTGGACGAGCCTTTGATGATTGTTCCAAGGTTGATCTGTCATGTTATCATATGACACGCAATTATGAGCATTTTCATAAGGACACTATTCCGCATGAATTATGTCATATCATTACTAATAAACTTTACCCGAATGCAAAACAGCATCATGGTAAAGAATGGAAAAACGTGGTAGATTTTCTCAAGGTAAAAACATCTATCTATCATAATCTGGGAACTAAGGCTCAACATGAAAGGGGCGTAAAATGACATCAGAATTTTTTGGTTGGACTGGCGCTATGCTATTTGCAATTTGTGGTATGCCCCAAGCATGGCAATCGTGGCGCGACGGAAACTCCAAGGGGCTAAATTGGCTTTTCCTATTGGCTTGGCTTTTTGGCGAGCTTTTCACTATTGCATATGTGCTACCCAAAATGGATATGCCATTGCTGTTTAACTACATGATTAACTTGATCTTTTTGGCAATTATGATTTACTATAAACTTTGGCCACGCGATAGGAAAAATAATTATATGCGCTTGGAATACTGGAAGGATGTTTCCCCATATAATCAATAACTTAGGTAAAGAAAAAAGCCTTTGGAATCAAAGGCTTAGCGCCGCGTAGCGTGCCCGGCCGCAGGCCAAAATGCAATACTTTTTATCATCAAATGTTTTTATGGTAGGTATAAGGTCTGCTTATGGTTTGCGCCGAAATTATACTACTGCCAGAATAGGCTTGTCAAGGGTTTAATTGTAACAAAATGTAACAATGGAAAAATATATTGACATGCTGCGCGATAGAGAGCATAATTCTTCCATACCAAAACGATGCAAGGAAAGCAAATGATTAAACGGGTTTCAATTTATGACATGGATGGGACGATTGTATGCTCTTTGCATCGTTATCGGACTATGCCATGTGGAACTAAAATCGACCTTGATTACTGGCGGGCTAATGAACATCGGGCATATGATGATAGCCTGCTGCCAATGGCAAAGCAATACCAAGCTGATTTGATTGATCCTGAATGCTATGTTATTATCGCCACTGCTCGCGTGCTAGGCGATGCTGATAGGGCTTTCATAAAAGATAAATTAGGCGAACCGGATTATATTATTTCGCGGAAAGCTGGCGATAATGTTAGCGGTTCGATTCTGAAAATTCGCGGTTTGACTAAGTTTTTTAACCTGCGAAATTTTAGACTCGCCGCTTTCACTTTTTACGAGGATAATGTTAGTTATCTTAAAGCAGTTTGTGATAAATTCAACATTACCGGCGTTTATGTTCCCTCGAAACAAGGACATTGATTATCATGGCGAAAAAACAGTTTTTTGCAATTCTGGATACTGAAACGACGATTAACGACACTGTCGCAGATTTTGGCATTGTCATTTGTGACCGTAATGGACAAATTTATAATCAATGCGCTGTTTTGGTTGCCAATCATTACGGCAAAATGGAATTATTCCACGACAAAAATGCGAATGACATCTGGGGTTATGGCGGATTGCAAAAGCGCAATGCTGCATATGTTGAAATGCTGAATTCTGGCTCTCGCATGCTGGCCAGCGTTGCCGCTGTTAATAAATGGATTCAGCAAGCAATCGGAAAATATAACCCGATGCTAACCGCATACAATCTGGCATTCGACACGGATAAATGCAAAAATACGGAAATTGACCTTTCTGGTTTTACTAACTCATTCTGCTTATGGCAGGCAGCTGTCGGCAATATCTGCATGACAAAAACATATCGTCAATTTGTGCTGGATAACCACGGTTTTAATAAGGTTACTACTTTACGAAATATGACAATGCAAACTAACGCGGAAATGGTCGCGGGTTTTATTTCCGGCGAATTCAAAGAAGAACCGCATACCGCGTTTGAAGATGCGAAGGAATTTGAATTGCCGATTTTGCGTGAAATTGTCAAAAAGAAAAAATGGCAGGAAAAAATTACCCCGTATAATTGGCGTAATTTTCAGGTAAAAGATCATTTTATCGCCAAATAAATAAATTTTACTTGACAGGCCCACAAAACTGTGGGCTTGTTTTTTACTTGAGAATGCGAATAATTCTCACTTGCATATTTTATCTGCATATTTTTTGAAAAAGGTGAATAAAATCAAGGACTTAGGTGAAGAAAAAAGCCTTAAAAATCAATGGGTTAGCGCCGCGAAGCGTGCCAGAAAAATTTTGGCTGTGCAACAAAAATTTTTTTATGGATACTATAGAAAAGATTGATTAGACAAGGGTATGGGAAAGCGTATGATACAAAACATGGAAGGTAGATAAGGAAATGATGATGCTTGCTTGGATTGGCACTATTTGTGGGGTTTTAGGTAGCATGCTCGTTGCTGCCAATTCTGGCCTGCAATTTGTAGGGTATTGCTTTTTCCTGCTAGGTGCGGTATCATGCTTCATGGTTTCGATTAAACGCAAAGACGGCGCAGGGATTACATTGTGGGCTTTCTTTGCTGTAGTTAATTTGTGGGGAATTGTCAATTATGCGTAATACAGAAAAAGAGGTTATGCAATTCGCGCTAGATTTTGCGGCAAATATGGAATGGGAATTGCCCGAAATTATCCGAATCAAAATTAACCGCATGGTGCGCTGTCATGGATGGTGTATTCCTGATACGCAATCCGATGGGGTTTATATCCTGCTGTCTGAAGAGACTGCAGAAAATAACAAAATGTTTTTTTCTACCTTGATTCATGAATTGATCCATGCCGTTTTGCTTAATTCGAAGCATTGGAAAACGGCGCACTTGCATGGAAGAAAATTTCGGAAAATGGCAAAGCAGGTCGAGAAGAAAACAAACGGATTTTATACTGTAAAGGAAATTGTATAATGAAAGCGAATGAATATAAAATTCTGTGCGATTGCATAGAGCGTGCCGTGGAATACGGATATAATCGCGCATTTAAGCATACGGATAAACCCACTAGAACGGAGATCAATAATGCTATGGCTAACGCCATATTAAATGAAATTTGCGAATATTTTTCTTTTGAAGGGGATAACCATGATGAAACTTACAATCAGCTTTGATGAAATTGGTCTTGATAATGGTTTTTCAGATTTTGACAAAGGTAGGGCCGATTGCGCTTTATTGAAATTTCTGGAAGATCAATTCCCAAATTGGGATATTGGAATAGCATTTCCTGAACCTCCAGAATATGATATTGAAAATATGGAAATTACATTGCAAATGATTGTTATCTAGATATAGATAAAAACTATTTGACATGCCAGCGATATTATGCTGGCATGTTTTGCACTTTGCATATGACAAATGAATTTACTTGTAAAATCAAGGACTTAGCTCAAGAAAAAAGCCTTAAAAATCAATGGGTTAGCGCCGCGTAGCGTACCCGCGCTGCGCGCGGAATGCAACAAAAATTTTTTTATGGTAGGCATAAAAAAGATTGATTGGACAAATTCTGACAGGCGTGATCTAGGTGATAGGTTTTACTTATGATACCCATAAAAACATTTTTCTTGCATTGGTTTTTGGACGCGGGTATTATATGTTCTATCGAATGATCAACAAGGAAAAAGAAATGGCAAGCATTAAATTTACTAACGAGGATTTTGTCAAAGAATTTAATCTTATTCTCGATGATGATACGGTTTATTGTATCAATCATCTTGTCAAAAAAGTTTATGAAAATGCTTATCTTGAAGGCCATGCCGACGGTTATCGCGCAGGCTATAATATTGGTTACAAAGAAGGCTATAACGACGGATATGACGGCGGAAGGTCGGACGGGTTTGCCGATGGTTTTCGAAACGGAAAAAACGAAAATAATTAACAAGGAATAAAAAAGATTGATTGACAAAACCTGAAAAACCTGTAGAATGTTTCTCATCGGATGACGAAATGATCCAGCGAAATCCGAAACCCTAAACCGGATCAATTGGAGATTTTAGAATGACTGCTACCACGAAAACCGTTAAGATTCCTAACTACACTGCCGAACAAACCGCGGAACTGGTCGCCGCGTATGTTGCCGCTCCGACTAGGGAAACTGTCGATGCGTTTGCGACGAAGTTTGCCAAGACGGCTCGCTCGATTGTCGCCAAGCTGTCGCGTGAAAAGGTCTATCAAAAGCCCGAACACCTGACGAAAAACGGTGAAGCTGTCCAGAAGAAGGATGCTGTTGCCGATGCGATTGGCGCTATCCTGAATCTGTCCGAAGCGGACACGGATTCGCTTGCGAAGGCTAACAAAAAGGCTCTGAAGGCGATTTTTGAAGCTCTCGCCAATTCGAAGCCGGTCTGATAAACTACGGGTTGCCGGTTATCCCATGAAACCGGCATCATACTAATTCACTTCCAAAATGGAAAATAAAATGAAACTTGATAAGATTGATAAGAAGGGACGGAAATATCTAATTAACCATTTCGGTGCAGCATTGTGGCTTCGTTCTTTTGACCGCGTGACAATGGCATTTATTAAGACTGGCCCTGGCCGTGGGAAAATTGCGTGGTCAATTCATTCTGAAAATGATGGGAGATTCCACCGAAAATATGGGGAATATATCGCACTAATGAGACTTTATGACGGCGGAATGCCGATTGAATTCCGTGACGTGTCAGAAATTCCCTACGTTATGGAAGAAATTGTGGGCCAGCTTTACCCATAATTAGATCTAATTGCAGAATAACTGCCTTTAATACCCGCTTTTGAGCGGGTATTTTTTCACCTTGTCAAATCAATTATTTTTATGCTAGGATAAAAAGATTTTGCTTGACAATTTATTTGACATATTTTTATGCTTAAAAATCAGCAACTTAGCTCTAGAAAAAAGCCTTAAAAATCAAGGACTTGCGC